ATCCACAATGCCCCTGCTGGTGAAAACGACCTCACTGGCTACACGTTCGGAGTCATCTTCCGCACACGCGGCTTCGCCAAGAAGACCACTACTGGTTTTACGGCGGCCCATGTGTGGGACGAGCTCCGCGCCAGCCAACGCGACGTCTTCGTGCGAGTCACAACGAGCGAAGGACTAGTGAAAGACATACCGTTCTCTTTGGACGATGCAGTCATCACAGCCCGCTCGGACTCCCCCAACCTAGACTTCGTGAATTTCGACATGCCGGAAACCTTTTGGGCTACGGCAGGCATCTCAGCACTCAATATGTCTGACCGGTTCCTTAGAAAGAGCCGCGTCCAGGTGTACACCCCCTCCGCCTACGGTAACCTGTGGACGGTAGCGCGCGGTTCACTTGGAGACGCCAAGGGCTTCGCAGCCTTCACCCACATGGCCTCTACCGCGCCTGGGTCCTCTGGAGGACCTGTTATGGCCGGTTCGCGCATCCTCGGTCTTCACCTTGGAGCCAACGGAGACACCAACCGCGGTGTGAGACTGGACCGCCTCAGGAAAGTCATCCACCCAACGCACGAAGTGACCACTACTGAGTCCTCCGACTACGCTGATGGTAACCATGACACTCGCCAAGACGAGTGGGAGGACCACATCGAGACGGACTGGAGACTCACGGAAACTGAAGTGTGGGAAGACCGCATCCTGATCGGAAAACAAGAGCGACGTTTCCTATCGAAACAGTCGGCTTACGTCGAGTTCAAACCCAAAACGGGTGAGTACTGGGCGGACGCCTCTGACGATGAGATTTCCTCACAAGGATATTCAGACTATGACTATGACGAAGACACCCAGGAATCAGCTACTCCCGAGTCCTTCTCCGTGCGACCTACCTCCGCCATCGTGGCGAGCACTATGTCGAACGACGCGAAGAAAAGGGCCTTGCCTAAAGCCAAACCTGCAAAACAGGATTTTCGGCTAGGGGCAAGGACAGCCCCGGAAAGTCCTCTCAGAGCCAAGAACACGCCTTCTACGCCTTCTACGACGAACCAGACATCCGTGACGGAGTCTGCGAAATCGGGAGGTACAAGCAGCGACTCAACAATGCTCCGGCCCCGAAAGCCGTCGACGCAGCCGTCGCCGCTCTCTACGGCGAGTTCCCCGGACTCGACAACTGGAGCAATGCCAACCAAACCGCGAAAGCAGCGCACGAGAGCTTCACGAAGCAAACGGCGCGCCGCGTCCGCGGGGCAAAGCCCACCGAAGCAGAAATAGAGCTCCTCATGGAAAAGATCCTGCCTCTCTACCCTAAAACCTCGGCCCCTAAGGGGTTCACCGAGATTGGTATCGACGAGGCTGTCATGACCGAGAGGATTGCTTTTGTTGCAGACCAGATCGTGAGGTCTTCCAAGCCTGGAATTCCTTACCACTGCGACTACACCAGCAACGGTGATTTTGTCGACCAGGGCCTGAAAACCCTAACCAAGCACGTCCTAGACAGGCTCAAACTAATGTGCGAGAAACCCATCGACGGCCTTACGGCCTCTGAGTTGCTCGCGCAAGGGTTTTGCGACCCGGTGCGAACCTTCGTCAAGGGCGAGCCACATTCGAAGAAGAAAGTCAAACAAG